GGTCGGAAGCCAGGGCAAATACAAGGCCGGCGGCGCGATCCTGGCCATCGGCACCGGCACGCCGGTCGTCCCGATCGCGGTCAACTCCGGCGACTGCTGGCCGCGCAATGCCTTCATCAAGAAGCCGGGCACAATTACTGTCTCGATTGGCGAGCCGATTTCGCCTGCCGGTCTGAGTGCAGCCGAGCTGATGGAAAAAGTGGAAAACTGGATAGAATCCGAGATGCGCGTGATCACGCCGGGCGCCTATGCAGACAAGCAAGAAGCTATTGGCTCAGGCGATTTTAAGCTCAACTACGTTCCGCTGGTAAACATTTACACCCAGAAAGAGGGCTATTTGTGCGCTTCGCCTCCGTTGGCCGACGTAGCGCACTTGAACATCGCCCATTACCGGCGCCTGGCCGATTTGTTGCATTCCCTGCACATTGCTGCCATTGGCTTACTGGTTCTGGAAGACTACGAAGGCCAGGAAGGGGTGACGGGACTCAATTATGCCATCAGGATGCGTCCAGATACAGAAGCTTACTGGGTCAAGTGTGACGCTGGCTCGTTTGTGGCCCAGGGCGAATTGCTGGATCGCCTCGAAAACGAAATTTCGCATCTTGGCGTCACCAAACTGCTGGGCCAGAAATTCGTCGCTGAAAGTGCTGAGGCAAAGCGCATCGACCAGCAGCAGGCGAACTGCGTATTGGCAGTCGCTGCAACGGAACTGGAAGCTGCGTTAAATCGTGCATTTGAGATTGCTTCTCAGTACAACGGCCTGGAACCGCCGAAAGTGATTGTCAGTTGTGACTTTGATTTCTATCGCTTGCTTGGCCAGGACGTAAGCGTGTTAAGCGAACTGGAAGACAGGGGGCAGATTACGACTGAGCTGTTCCACAAGATTCTGTTCCATGGGGAATGGATCCCCGAAGATGTGGACCTTAAGCAGCTTCTGGAAAACGTTAAAAAGTTGAAACGGGAGGCTCGGCGCGCTATGCTTGAGCAGCGGCAAGTTCAAAATGGAAGCGGCACAGGAGGTCCCAGCAGCTCGCCAGCGGCTGCTGGCGCTGGTCGAGCAGCAGGCGCTACTGGCGCGTGACGACATGGGAGAAGCCCCTGAGCCGCTGCCTTGCGCAGTGACCCAGGGGCTTGCGTGCTCGCGCTGCGATCAGTGCCCGCGGGAGCGCTGAAGGGATCGAGTGGCCCGCACAAGCTCCGGTGCGATCGTCGGCTCTCTCAGGACAGCGGTTTTGCACTCGCCATCAGGATAAACGGTCTTCTCCAGCACGAGGCCGGCAATGGCGACGCGCTCAACCTGCGGGCCTTCCTTCTCGGCCGCCCCCTCTGCCGGCGGGGCGGCAGCGGTTGCGGCTGCGGCTTTCGTGTCTGTGGTTGCCATGGGTGCCCTTGGGCGGTTGCACGCTACACTATAGCGCAACCATCAACCGCGCCATGTCCCTCACTCCCGAGCAGATTGCCGAATTGCAAGCCAAGGCCGCCGAGGCGGAAGAGCTGCAGAGGCGGCTTGGCGCACTGGATGACAAAAGGGCTGAGATTTTGGACGAAAAAAGACAGCTGAAGGAACGCCTGAAAGAACTTGAAGACAAAGAGGAGGCCCGCAAGCAAAAGGAGCTTGAGGACCAAGGCAGGACGGCAGAGCTGTTGGAGCGCGAGCGCAAGCAAAGGGAAGAGTTGCAAAAGCAATTACAGGAAAAGGACGAAGTTATTGAGCAGGAGCGGCAGCAGCGCATTAAAGATCGGGTGCGGGCTGATTTTATTGCCGTGTTCAATTCTGGTGAAGTATTTCATCCTGAGCACGCATGGGCCTTGCTGCATTCGTTTGTGCAAGATGAAGACGGCAGGACAACTGCCTCTTTCAAGGGGCAAAAAGTGGCCGTGGCCGAGTTGGCTGCCAGGCTGCGCCAAGACCCTCAGTACGCCTATCTGTTCAAGCCAAAGGGGGCCGGCGGCATGGGCTCCAGGCCGGCCGGGGGCGAGCCCGTGGGCACGTCCGGCAATCCCTACCTGCCCGGCGGCAATCTTACCCGTCGAATTGCGCTGGAGTTGGAGAATCCCGATCTGGCTGCTAAGCTGAAAGAAGCGGCAGACGCCGCCGGCAAGGGGTAAGGCTGCGCCGATCCCTGAGCAAAGCACTGAGCTGCTGCGCGGCTGTGCTCTCCCAACGCACACCCTGCATTTCCTCCAGTGGCCTACCTTGGCAACCTGGGCGGAACGTTCCAGGGCGACGTTGCAAGTCTGACGCGGCTTGCAACGTCTGCTCCGTTCGCCCGGTATCTCCAGGAACAGATTTTCCTGCAATCGCGCATGATCCGTTCGGGGATCATCGCCACCAGCCCCGAACTCACCGCGACTACCGGCACCCGGATCGAAGCGCCGTTCTTCGACCCGATTAACCCGGTCGAGGAGCGCATGACATCCGGCAACGACTGGGGCGTTTCCGGCGAAGGTCACTTTACCTTCCAGAAGATCACTGCCTCCGGGCAGTTCGCCACTATCACCCACCGGGGCTTTGCTTACGCTGGCGACAAACTTTCGCGGCTTGCTATTGGCGAAGATCCGATGGCAGCGCTTGCCAGCCAGCTCGCGCCTGCCATGGACAAGCTGCGGACCGCAAAGCTTATCGCGCACATGGAAGGCTTGCTGGGCGCTGGCGGCCCACTCAACGCCACTCAAAACCTTAACAAATCGGTGACGAGTGGCGCTACTGAGGCCAACTACCTTAACGCCCGCAACGTTGTTCAGGCGCGTTACAAGTTGGGCGAGCGGCAGTCGGACATTACGACTCTCGTGATTCATTCTCTCGTTGCTGCCTACTTGGAGGAAGTTGGCTTCCTGGCTTACGACGGTGACCGCGCAGGTGTCAATCGCCGGCAAACGATTGGCATTTTCGGCAACCTGAACGTGATCGTTGACGATCAAATGCCCGTCATTGGCACGCGTGGCCAACAGCAGCAGTTTGTCTGCTACCTGGCGGGCGCCGGCCTGATGCGGGAAGGCGATCAAATCCCGATGGAAATCGAGCCGGACCGCAATGTCCTGAGCAAGCAGGATGGCATCGTCGTTGACTACCATCACGTTCAGCACGTTCCGGGCACTTCGTGGAATGCCAATTTCGACAATCCCACGAATGCAGACCTCGCCACTGGCTCCAATTTCGTGCTGGCCTACAGCGAGCCTCGCTTGATTCCGGCGGTTCGCCTGATCGTGAACAGCCCCTACGGCGGCACGATCCCCTGACGGGCCTCGTCGGGGCCGGCCAAGGGGGCTTCGGCCCCCTTTTTCGTGGCTGATCCAGGCTATGCTGGGGGCTGAGCCCCGCATCGTTCTCGATGGCTTCCTTCAATTCGCTCAAAACCAAAAAGGGCCAGCTCGATATTGAGGTCGGCGTAACTTTTGCCAGCCTACCTTCACCCGCGACACCCGGCATGATTCGCATGGTGACCGATGCCACGCAAACCACCGTCGGGCAAATCGCCAATGGCGGCGGCTCGGCCAAAGTGCTTGTGTGGTACAATGGTACCAACTGGAGGGTGTTTGGCGGCACCCACACCTGATCGCCATGGCAAATCGTTGGTGGCCGTGGCATCGCCTGGCTGAGCCTTACGCATACACGGCGGTTGGAAGCGAGCCGACGTGCAACTGCACGCCGCCGGATCTGATCGTCGTGGCAGACGCGGACGCTTACATGGCCGCCACGCTCAAGGCCGATGCCTGGGCGGCGCTTACGTCAACGCAAAAAGCGCGAGCGCTTCAATCTGCTCAGGATGCTTTGCGCACGCTGCGCTGGTGCACTGACGAGACAACTTGCTGCGGCAAGGAGCTGGAGGCGAGTTATGTCGCTGCGGCTTCTGAGCTTGCGCTTGTGCTGTTTAGCAACAGCACTGCAGTATTCGGCGCCGCCAGCCAGCTCCCAGTCCCTGTCGTCAAGCGGCAAAGGTTTGCCGTTATGGAAGAAGAGTTTTTTGCTCCTGACGCTATTGTGGCGCAAGTTCTTCCGCGAGACAAGCGCGTTGGCAGCCAGTCTCCCACCGTATTGCGCCTTTACCCTTGGTTGCTGGACCTGATTGGCTGCTGGGTTGACCGCCAGAGCCAAACCGTCATTCCGATATTTCGAGGATAGATGAACGCTCTGCAAGATGCCTGGGCGGGGCCGCTGGCGGCCAAGACGATAAGCCGCTTTCGGTCGCAAGCGTTGACGTACATCAAAGTCAGCCCTGGGGCTTACGACGAAGCAACCGGCATCATTTCCAATACCGAAACATCGTATAGCGCGGCCGGCGCTGTCGTGCGCTCGATGAAAGTTGAGCGCGATGGCGTGCAGCAGGGGAACGACGTAGAGGTATGGGTTGACCATGAAACAGTGCCGTGGCCGATAAGCTCAGACGACCGCTTGCAGTATTTGGGGCGCAGGTGGAAGGTAAATGAAATCGAAAGCTATGGCAGCGGAGGCGATGGAATTTTAGTTGGTCCGATTTATTTGACCACCCTTAACGGAAAAATTATTACAACACTTGACGGGAAGGCGATTATTGTGCAGGGGGGCGGAAGCGGGGTCTCTGGCTTTACTATGTACGCCAGCAGAGTCGTGGCCAGGGCGGAATAATGGCAAAACGCAAAGTCGTCAGGAAAAAAGGCAAGGGTTTTGGCGTTGAGAAAATGTCGGACGATGCCC